GAGTAAAGCCCATTGTATAGCTATTATTAATTTAGGAACATGTTTCTTCATTTTACTAAAATAAAAAACAAAATGCTTATAAACCGCGTGGTTGTCAATGAAACAAGACTAAAAAACTTTGTGAACCTTGTGAATATTAAAAAATGGTATGATATAATAGAAGTGTAGAAAAAAAGGAGATGCAAACTAATGGAAGATAAAGAATTTTTGATTAAAAAAGTAGAAATACTAGAATCAGCAATCAAACAAATAGCAGTGATCCAATATGAACTAGATAAAAAGCTAGGAGAATTAGAGGGATTAGAATAATTTACATAACACAGGATAACTCAAAGTGTAAAATGTGATATGTTAAAATATAAGTATATAATGCTTGACAAGTGAAAATGTCTATGTTATTATTATCTATGTAATTGAATAGTTAGTTGCTGAATGACTTGTAACTAATGTAAATAGAGAATTCAATATTGAATAAAGTTGAAAATATCGAAAGTCATTCATAATCTTACGCTTGAGGGTCAAGATAGTTGCTGAAAACTTCGACTCAATTGAAAATGTCATTACTTTACAAACAGCCTAGAGCGCAGCATGAAATAAAAGATTGTGAGTTCCATGAGTGTCGTGAACAGAAACACTCCGTGACGCGTAGAAGTCTGACAGAGTTATTTATAGAAAAGTTTTGAAATTAAGTAGTCTTTTCTTTTAACTTGCTGGGATTATACGACACGATAAGGGCTAAGGGCTATCTAAAAAAGTAGCTCGGAATAGAATTTAATGTTTGACAAGTGTAAGATAATTTGATACTATGGTATAAGAAAAGGAGAAACATGAAAAACTTTAACAGAACTCAATCATTAGAAGAGGCGATCGAAACAGCTGATGAAATGGAACGCAAACTAAAAGAGTGTGACTCAAAATGTATGACAGACGAGGAAGCCTTGAAAGAGATAGCTGACTTAGCTAATGAAATTGATTTATCTTGGTTCAAATAAAACGGAGAAAATAGATGAGTTATACAACAAAGCACAAACCTTACAAACTAAAAAGTATTAAATGTAGTGGTTGTGGCTGGTCAATATCACATTGCATGGACTTAAAAAAAGAACAACTTAGAATAAAAAGTTTAAAAAAAGAAGTTGTAAAAGAATATATCCATGTAGATAACCCTAAATGTAAGCATTGCATTGAATTAGAAAAAGGAGAATAAACGAAAAGTATAACTATATTACAGATTATTTTTGATGTTATTCTAATTGCTTTGTTTGGATATTCAGGCTTTACAGGAGAAATCATTGCTTTATTTGTTGCTTTATTATGGTGTCTTTGCTTATGGCTTCATATTTATCAGCTTAAAAATGCTTAAATAAGGAGAATTAAATGTTTAAAATTATTAGTAGTGAAGAACACGCAAAATTAACGAAAGATGTTGATTATTGGAAAGCACTAGCATTAAAAGAAGAGAAAAGAAAAAAATTATATCAAAATCTATATGAAAGCCAAATATCAAAAGTCTTTAAACTAACAATAGAAAATCGTTCATTAGACCGAAAGTTAGAAGACATCGAAAAAGGTATTAATAACGAACACCGATGTAATCAATATTGTTTCAAAGAGCACGTTTTACCAGCTATTCAAAGAGATTATGATTATAGAAGTATTCAGTTCAAAAATGATTGGCAAAAAATACATTGTTTTATACAACATTGGAAACAAAAACTAAAAAATGAATATGATTTTCTTGAAAGTTTATATATGATTGCTGATACAATAATGGTTTCATTTAAGGCTTGACTTTTCAAGTCTTTTTTGATATTATATACTAAAGGAGGAATAAATGAAAATTTACTATGTGGCACTAACAACCAATAAAGACATAGTGGCCAAAAATTATAGCGGAAAACGATTGTCTCTTTATACAAAAAAACACGAAGCTATTAAGACTTGTGTTTTATTAAATTATCAATGGGAGCTATTTTTCGGAAATGGGGCAAAAGAAGAAAAACCATTCAAAGTTTATTGTGTAGAATCAGAGCCAATGGAGGTGACTAGTGACTAGCCTATTGCTTATGGCTACATATTTATGAACTTAATAGATTTAAGGCTTGACTTTTCGAGTCTTTTTTGTTATTATATACTAAAGGAGAAAAAAATGACTAGCATATTTGATAAAGTACAGACAGCCAAGCATTTAAGAGAGCGTGAAGACTTAATAAATTTAAAAGATGACTGGCTCATTGATACGTTAATGCCTAGCTCACAAGCTGGAATATTAGTAGCACCATTTAAGTCGTTTAAAAGCTCTCTAGCAATGCACATGGCTTTAATGGTGTCGCAAGGGTTACCTTTTTTTGGTTACGACACAAAGCGTAGCAAGACACTATACATCGACAATGAGGACACGGACAGAGAACTAAACAAAAGGCTTAGAAATAAAGACACTGCACCAGAAGACTTACATTTTTTAACCGGTGGAGAGTTTATGCTTGATGATCCGCACCACATGAATTTATTATATGAGTACATCAAAGAAAATGATATAAAGTTCGTGATCTTAGATAACCTTATGACAATGCTAAGAAATGGCGATATTATCTACGGTAAAGACTTCGAGCCAATGCTTAGAAGAATTACACGCTTGAAGTTGCTCTTTCAAGATGTAACATTTTTACTGGTAGCTCATGCAAACAAATCAGCTTATGCAAACTCAATGGACGATAAAGCCTACATGGTGAAGCCTAGTGACGCCTTAGGTGGTTCTACTCTTACAGCTTGGGCGGAGTTTATGTTAATGTTAAGTCCTAAACGTGGCAAGCATAACGACTTCTCTAAGCTATCAGTAAAAGCGCGTGGATATCAGTTTGATGATGATTTAAACTTTTCTTACGTTGATTCAGTGTTTACTTGCGTTAATAAATCGAAAAAAGAACCTGATAGCGAACTGGTAGAAGAAGTCAAAAGGGAAACTCCAATCGAAACAACAAAAGAATCGGCACAAGCTTTCTTAGACTTAGCTAAAGAGCAAGGAAAGGTAACAGAAAATGAGTGATAAATGGTACGTTATTAAAGTTGGCGAAGAAGTTAAAAAAACACACTACCTAACAGATAGTTTCGTAGTGCGTAAACATTATGATTATTTAGATAAACGAATAGCTGATTCTGAAAATATAATAATTCTCACTACACCAAGCAAAGAAATAGCAGAAAGTACAAAGAGAGCGCTAGATGAACAATTATGAGAACAAAGCAATTATTTTACACGCAGAAGTTTACGGCTGGCTGTATCGTGCATTAGAAGAAATGGTAAAAGCAGAATGGCACAATGATGAACTTTTCAAAGTATGGCTTGGTCGTGCTGAATTTCTAGTCAGACAGTCTAAGAGGTTGCATACAGCTTGCGAAAATGATTATTCTAAACGTGCATTGATTAGAGCATTACAATTAAAAGCAGAAATAAATAAAAAAATATCATCTAATGCTTTACAATAGTAAATAATTTTGATATAATAGTATATATAAAAATAAAGGAGAAATAATGATAACATCTTTTGAATCACTAGCTGAAAGGCGATTAATTACTCTCAATTATCATAAAAAAGATAGTCAGCAGTATATCAATAGCTTAAATTACTTTGAATATGCTAGAATGTACTTCGAGAAAAATGGCTTTCCTGATGATAACAGGCGAGTTTATCAAAGTGGCAAGCGAAAAGGTCAAAAAGTTGGCTGGTCTGATAAAGAGGAAAAGCAACAAAAAGACGATATTAGAAAGTTCATTTATGAAAAGCAACTACAAAAGTTTAAAAGCAGAAGAAAAAGCTAGTAAACATTATGCCAGAGGCGTCAGAAAGCTGTCTAAAGAGCTCGAAGAAATGAACGAGACAAAGTATAGGGCAGAACCTAACGAGTGCTTATATGGCTTAATAAACGACTTGTGGAACTACTGGGACGACGGATACATTTTACCAATGCTTAAATATAATATCGAAATTACAAGACAAGGGAACGTATTTATCGTAGAAAGAGGAGAAAATGAGCGAAGTTGAAACTTTTGTTGAAATTGAGGGTTTTGAAAAATATGAAGTGTCTAATCTAGGCAAAGTTAGAAATATAAAAAGCGGTAGAGTGCTTAAACCTTTTCTTACTAAAAATGGATATTTAATGCATTTATTATACGAAAATAATAAACATAAACAGAAGCATCTATATTTACACAGAATTATAGCAACTGCTTTTATAGACAACCCTGGAGAAAAAACTCAAGTTAATCATATTGACGAAAATAAGACAAATAATGATTTAAGTAATCTTGAATGGTGTACTGTAAAAGAAAATAACATACATGGCACTAGAACAAAAAGGGTTGCCGAAAAACTCTCCCAAAAAGTTATTCAATTAGACTTAAACGACAATGTATTAAATGAATTTGAATCAATGAAACAAGCAGAACGAGAAACAGGAATTCCAAACGGAAATATAAGCAGTTGTTGCAATGGAAGAACAAAAAGTGCAGGCGGATATAAATGGAGGAGAAAATGAGCGTATACGAAAAATTAAGCATCATTAATGTTAATGATAAAAAGAGTAAAAAGAATAATCTTGACTATCTGAGTTGGGCGTTCGCTTGGGCAGAAGTAAAAAAAGTTTATCCTGAAGCTAATAGTAAAGTTTATGAAAATGAACAAGGGTTAAACTACCACACAGACGGTCGCACAGCTTGGGTTAAGGTTGGTATGACTATTGAGGGCCTAGAACACATTGAATATCTACCTGTAATGGACTATCGTAACCAATCTATCCCAGTTGAAAAACTGACTTCAATGGACGTAAATAAAGCCATTCAACGTGGACTGGTTAAGGCAATCGCTCGTCATGGTTTAGGGCTATACATTTATGCGAACGAAGATTTGCCTGACTTGACAGAAGAACAGAAAGAACTGGAAGCTGAAAAGCAACGACTTAGAGAGATCCAGCCACTTATCAAACGAGCCGAACAGCTAGGATATGAAAATATCGATAGCTTGAAAGATAAGACTAAAAAAGAAATTACCGACATCATGAAGATTTGGTTAGCACAGCAAGAAGCAGAAAAAGGAGAATAATTAAATGGCAATCATCACAGTTACAGCACAAGTAAACGAAAAAAATACACGTACAGTAAACACAGCAAAAGGCGACAAGAAAATTATTTCAGTTCCTTTAT